CGAAGATATAGAACACAAGTACGTTTCTGGGTGTAGGTATCGTCCTGTTTTTATAGCTACGTTAAAGGATGAAGCTTTACCCTTGGAGAAGGTGAAAGCTGGCAAAACAAGAGTTTTTGCAGCTGCACCACTCGATTTTCTGTTGGTAACACGTAAATTGTTACTACCATTTATAAGAGTGATGCAACGCAATAAGTTATTGTTTGAAACAGCTATTGGATGTCAAGCACAGTCGAAAGAGTGGGAGTTGTTATATAATCATTTAGCAACTAATCCTATAGATCAGACTGTTGCTGGAGACTATGCTTCTTTTGACAAACGCATGTCTCCAATATTCACTCTGGCCGCCTTCAAAATCATAAGAGAAGTGTGTGCCAAAGCAGGATATACGAAGAGTGAATTGAGAGCCATTGAGTGTATAGCTCACGATACTTGTTTTTCGAATCAAGATTATTTTGGTGAACTAGTTATGTTTCATGGCTCCAACCCTTCGGGACACCCTTTAACAACTGTTTTGAACTCACTTGTTAACTCTTTGTATATGCGTTATGCGTATATACAATTAAATCCAAAGTGTGAGGTTCGCTCTTTTAAGAGGAACGTAAAATTGATCACGTATGGAGATGATAATATTATGACAGTATCTTCATCTGCAACGTGGTTTAATCACACGGCAATCCAATGTGTTCTGTCTCAGAGTGATATTGTTTACACTATGGCAGACAAGGAAGCCGAATCGAAACCATTTATATCTTTATTCGAAGCATCGTTTTTAAAAAGAACATTTCGATATGACGAGCATATAGGTGGAATTGTTGGACCTTTAGAACACGATTCTATCGCGAAAATGCTCACAATGTGTGTGCAATCTGCTTCATATGTTCCTCATTATCATATGCTGACCATTATAAATACTGCTTTAGAGGAGTATTTTTGGTATGGAAGTGATGTTTTTGAAGACAGGTGTGAACGTTTTAAAGATATTTTATTAAGCACAAAGAAATATACTCGGGAGGAGGTGCTTTCTAGCATTCCCAAGTATGAGGATTTACTTAGTAGGTATGATGAGGCTTCGAAACCTTTTAGAAAGTAGATTTTGGTTTACAAATGAAATTTTCTAAACACGGGTATTTGATAACCGCCCAGTGAGGAAAAGCTAAAAGGTTTACCATGTAGGGGGACTACCACCACTTAGATTTCAGGTGTCGGTGTGGCAGAGTCAATCCCTCTAGCAAGTGAGCAGGTTTATTTAAACCTATTCCTAGATTGTTCGGCTCACAATAAATATAGGATAACTAGGTTTCCTGATAGGGATGTGCTTATGGGTTTACGCATATCCGACATAATAACCTGCTTCTTCTTCTACTGAAAAATCGCATCAAAATAATGATGCACCCTACGGCGTTCGTGATTCAACTTCCGCTTCATCTATTGAACGTACTACTAATCTTTTGACGAAAGGATTAGATGGACCTTCACCAGATATTGTTGTGGGCTCTGATCATGATCAGCACCAAGTCACTCAATTTACTGATATAGTGGCTCCAGAAACACATGATATTGTTTCTACTCCATCCTTACTAG